TAAAGAAGCAAAGTAACACTTTTCTACCCAGGCCCACAGCGTTAAATACTACACTATGGCGTATGTATCATTAGACAGCGACCAAATTAAAAAGGCGCACAAGAAACACAAATACACTAAAGAACAAGTTGAACAACTTGAAAAGTGTATGGATGAAAAAACAGGTCCACTTTACTTCATGAAACAGTTCATGAAGATACAACATCCAACAAAAGGTGAGATGAAATTTCAACCTTTTCCTTACCAAGAAAGATTAGTAGAGGCATACAACAATCATCGATTTAGTATATCTATGCTTCCAAGGCAAACAGGAAAAACTACATGTGCATCAGGATACCTTATATGGTATGCAATGTTTAAACCAGATTCTCAAATACTAATCGCCGCTCACAAATACGCGGGTGCATCAGATATCATGTCAAGGGTGCGTTATGCATATGAGATGTTACCTAGTTGGATAAAAGCAGGCGTAACACAGTACAACAGGAACTCAATAGAATTTGACAATGGGTCAAAAATTATGGCAACCACAACAACTGAGAACACAGGTAGGGGTATGTCACTTACATTAATATATTGTGATGAGTTTGCGTTCGTTCAACCACCAGAAAAAGCCAAAGAATTTTGGACATCACTGTCTCCAACATTGAGTACAGGTGGTAAATGTTTGATTACTTCAACTCCAAATAGTGACGAGGACCAATTCGCTATGATTTGGAAAGAAGCAAACAAGAGATTTGATGAATATGGAAATGATAAAATAGTTGGTACCAACGGTTTCTATGCCATGAAAGCACACTGGAACGAACACCCAGACAGAGATGAAGCATGGGCAGAACAAGAACGTTCAAGAATTGGCGAAGAAAGATTTAGAAGGGAACACGAGTGTGAGTTCTTAATTTTTGATGAAACACTCATATCAAGTTTGGTGCTGGCAGACATGGAAGGTGTACCACCTGTAGAAACCACAGGACAAGTGCGTTGGTTCAAGAGACCCACACCCGGACACACCTACATGGTTTCATTAGATCCAAGCATGGGAACGGGAGGAGACTTTGCCGCAATACAGGTATTTGAACTGCCAACCTTCGAACAAATAGGTGAATGGCATCATAACCAAACACCAATGAATCAGCAAGTTAGAATACTTCAAGGTATCAACAAGCATATACATGACACAATTATGGAAAAAGATGCAACAGCATCTCCACAAATATTCTATAGTATGGAAAATAATTCAATAGGTGAGGCCGCACTCATGAGGGTAATGGATATTGGCGAAGAGAACATACAAGGCATGTTTCTATCAGAACCTATTAGAAAAGGACATAGAAGAAAATTTAGAAGAGGATTTAACACAACAGCGAAACACAAAATAGATGCCTGCACAAAATTTAAAGAACTTGTAGAAAACGATAAAATGAAAATTCATTCACAATTATTAATATCAGAACTAAAGGATTTTGTTGCATCAGGATTATCATATAAAGCCAAGCCTGGACAACATGACGATCTAGTAAGTGCTTGTTTGCTTATGACTCGTATGATGAAAGTATTAGCAGATTTTGACCCAAAAATCTTCGAAAAATGGACTGACAGAACATCTGAGATAACCCCAATGCCTATATTTGGATCGTTCACAGGTTAATAAATACACTATATGAACCCAAAAAATTCGCAAGATTTATTCAATAAAATTAGATCACAGTTTTCTAACATACGTTTAGGCGATGAAAATGGAGCGGCAACGGCTGACCCATCAAATGCAGTGTTTTTTGAGTTTGAATTCCAGGAAGACGCAGACACATTTGGCTCTGTGAGCATCAGTTTAGCAGATGGTGAAAATATGAAAGTCTACTATAATAGAGATCTAGTGAGCAAAATAGACGAAGATAGCAGAGATGAATGGTATGCTTTCCTAAAAGAACTAAAAGACTTCGCTGTAGAACATCAGTTAACTTTTGACGTAAGAGATATTACTAAAAACAACCTAACGAAGCAAGATTATGAAAATCTTGCAGATACGAACAAAACGGTAAATACTGATGAAATGTCAGAAGAACTAAACAGAATCACCAAATTAGCAGGTGTCGAAAAGGCACCGGTTGCAGAAGGTCTAACAGGCACTTCTAAAAGTTCATTTGAAAATTTAGATAAAACAAAATTAATAATTAGGCACAAAGGAAAAGTTGATGAAACTGTTCCAGGTGCAAGATCAAGACAGATACAATCACTATACATTGAAAACGAAGACGGTGAAAGATTCAAATATCCATTAACACACCTAGCAGGTGCAAGAGCGATGCAAAGACATGTTGCAAATGGCGGAAGACCACATGATGAATTTGGACAACATATTGTTTCAACTTCAGAAGACATAGCAAAATTAAATTCATTTTCGCGATATGCATCAAATAAAGATCAACTAAATGATAATGCAGGTGATATAATTGAACAAACTAAATTAAAATTAGAAAATCTAAGAGGTTATATGAGAAACCTATCAAAGCAATCTCATTATGAAGCGGCATCAAAAGATTTCAAAACATCAGAAGAACAAATTTTAGACGATGAAACAGTTAACAAATTAAGAGAAAAATTTACAATGAAGAATTTGGATAGCAGGGTTGAAGATGCTTTCCCAATTATAAACAGAATAATGAGTGAATTCGAAGCAACTAAAGAACAACCTGTTAACGAATTGGAACCAGATGCAGAACCAATTGACGCACCTGTACAAGCACCAGTAGATCATGGCGCAGTTGTTCAAAGTTTTTTAAACGATCCAGAAAGCAAATTAGTATTAAGAAAAGATGACTCTGCTGATAAAATGCTAAAAGTTACAAAATTTACAAATAAAAACACAATGTTAAGTTCAATACTATCAGATATAGCAAGTAGACTTTTAACAAAATCAGGTGAAGAAGATAGAGTGGCAAACTTTGCTTCGAGAGTTGCAGACGAGATGGAACAGGAAAATTCAGCAACATTCAAACCTACACCAGACTACATCAAGAACAAAAAAATCGCAGTGCAGTTAGCAAAGAGATACATTGACGACTACAAGAAAATGGAAAAAGATCCAGCATACGGAAAAGAAATAAGAATGGAACCAGGCGAATTTGCACCTAAGAAAGACCTAAAAGGCAAAGCAAAAGAAACAGAGGCATTCGAAGGTTGGGTTGATTCAATGATAGACGAAGGTGGAATCAAGCCTTACGTGTCAATGAGCAGGGGCGAAAAAGATGGCAAGATGATGTACAACGTTCTAGACAGAAATGAAAAAACAATCTTCGCATCGAGAGACGAGAAAGAAGCAACTGCATTCTTAAGAAAAAACTTTGACAAATTAAGAGCAGGCGAAATGGAAGTGGCCGAATATGCTAAAATGGGAGATTTTCCAAGAGATAAAGAAATCGAAAAGAAAGACAAAGAGAACGCAACTAAACTTGACGTTACAAAAGCAGACAAAATGATGAACACAACTGCTTACAAAAGAATGCAGGCAGGTGACCCCAAGTACGCAGATAAGACAGAGGGAAATCAGTTCGCACAGGCAGTACAGAAAGCCAAGGCGGCGGGTATGAAGGCTGGCGATAAATTTAAAGTTGGTGATCAAGAATACACACTGAAAGACGCTATCGAGATGGCAGGATTGCAACTTGAAGAATTCTTCTCAGAAGAAGACCTTGCATCAATCGAAGATGCACAGCAAGAAGCAGAAGCGATCAACACAGAATTAGACAGAATTAAGACACTGGCTAACCTTTCTTAATAAAATATCCATATTACCAATAATAGTAGTAGACATTAGATAAATATAGTTGTATATTATGTACTATATGTCTAATATACATTTAGGCACAAACAACAACATAGGCACACAAGGAGGCTTACATTATGGCTACATTGGCTGAAATAAGAGCGAAGTTAAAATCTCAAGAAGTGAATCGCTCCACTTCCAACACAGGCGGAGACAACGCCATCTACCCACACTGGAACATATCAGAAGGCTCAGAAGCAGTTGTTAGATTCTTACCGGACAGGGACGAAACTAATACATTTTTCTGGACTGAAAGAAACATGATCAAATTACCTTTCGCAGGTATCAAAGGTCAAACTGATTCAAGACCAGTACAGGTACAAGTACCATGCATGGAGATGTATGGCAAAACTTGCCCAGTACTAACGGAAGTTAGACCATGGTTCAAAGACAAGAGCATGGAAGACATGGGCAGAAAATATTGGAAAAAGAAAAGTTATATTTTCCAAGGTTTTGTCACAACAAATCCACTAGCAGAGGACACAACACCTGAGAATCCAATCAGAAGATTCATAATTGGACCTCAGATTTTTAATATCATCAGAGGAGCATTAATGGATCCAGAGATGGAAGAAATGCCAACTGATTACGTTAAAGGTGTTGATTTTAGAATTACTAAAACAACTAAAGGTGGATACGCTGACTACTCAACATCGAAATGGTCTAGAAGAGAAAGAGCTCTGGATGAATCAGAAAGAGCGGCTATTGAAAAACATGGCTTACACAATCTAGGTGACTTCAGACCAAAAGAACCAACGGAAGCAGAAGTAAAAATAATCAAAGAATTATTTGAGAAATCTGTAGAAGGTGAGGCTTATGATCTCGAGCAGTATGGACAGTACTTCAGACCAGCAGGCGTGGCTTACCAAGGTAAACCACAGGTAGCAGTACCAACAGCATCGGCTCCGGCGGCTCCAGTAACAGAGGCGGCTCCAACAGTAGCACCTGTAACTGAAACTGCTCCAGCACCACAACCAGCGGCGGCTACGGCTCCTGCAGGTGACAGTGCCAAAAGGGCAGAAGACATCTT